CAGACAATTACCACACCCATGCTCTCCTACAGGGTCTAAATATGTTTACCTGTTATGAAAGTGTAGAAGAACAATTAAGTCAATACACCACTGAACGGTATAAGCAAACACCAGAACAGGTAATTAAAGATGTGTTCAACATCTATCGAGGTATTAACATAGTACCAATCAATTACTATACCGAACAAGGCTTGTATGATGCAATTAATCAGTTAAAAAATGCCGGGTACAATGAAGTTAATAAAGGTATAATTGGACTTGGTAATAACCAGGGACAGGGAATCAATAGGTTTTGTTTTCCTAATATGATGACTGCTGAGCCCAAAGGCCGTGGCAGTAATAGTTTAAAGGACCGCTTCAATGATGATACTAAACTCCGCCGGGCTATCAGGATTTGCTTTGAGTTTAGGACTGGCGATAATCTTGCTAGTCCTACTGCACTTAGACGAGCGTTGGAACTTGTTACCGGCGAAAATATTCAAAATTTTAAACCACAAAATGCTCGTGCTATTGTTGAGTACCTATGTCCTGTTCTATGGGGCAATGTTTATGATTATAGTGCTGGCTATGGTGGCAGGCTCTTAGGCATTAGCGGTAGTAATATGAGCTACAACTACACAGCCGTTGATCCTAATACAGAAACAGTTGAATATCTTAACTACCTAAATGACTGTATATATGACAGCACAGGGCGCCGTGGTACTATTATAAAGAATGTCAGTGAAGTGTACGAACCAGAAGATGTGGATCTAGCATTTTCAAGTCCACCATACTTTAACTTAGAAAAGTACAGTGATGAACCCACGCAGTGTATGAATCAGTTTAAGACATTAGATGAATGGTTTGAGGGTTATGTTGCGCCCACTATGAAAAATATCTACAAAGGTCTAAACCCAGATGGTGTGTTTGCCACTAACATTGCAGACTATAAGTCATATGGTAATAAAGAGTATGCTGTAGTTGAACGTTGGATTGCTACTGCTGAGAAGTTAGGCTTTAAGCATTCGGGCACAATTAAGATGATGTTGAACACTCGTCCCGGAGTTGGTAATGACAAGGTTGCTGGGCGTGAGAAGTGGGAGGGCGTTTACGTCTTTACACGATGAAGATTAGCATTAGACATTTAAGCTACGGGCATATTCAAGACCGGGTTACGTGGTTAGAACAAAACGTAGGCGAACGTAAGTATGTCCTTCATAATCAAACAGGCGGCCAGGGATGGTGGTATTTCAATAATGATAGAGTTATAGAAATAGAAAATGAACAATGGGCTACAATGTTTTTATTAAAGTTTGGTGGATGATATGGCAAAGACAATTGCAATAAATGATCAGCAATGGCTAAAACTAAAAGCTAAGATTGTAGAAGACTACAGTAAATCCACAGTGCTGATCAGTTGGAGATTGCGAGATACCTTAGGATTTACTGTACGCGAGCATAGAGATTATGCTAACGAAAGCGGGTGGGATAATAGTATACGTTTAGACTTTTGGGATGATCAATTACAGACTATGTTTTTGTTGAAGTACAGTGACTATCTAGAAAAATAAAATTGCGATACACTTTTTTCCGTAGGCGCCGAGTTACGCAATGATCCCCAAATGCTCGCATATACTTTTCCATATCGTATCCATCAGGATAACCTAGCAATTTCCTAACAGCTATATTCATAGCATAAGCATCTATTTCATCGTAGGATCCAAGATATTCTTGTTCAGCACGTAGTTCAGAATCACTGGCATGACTGCGATAGGCTTTACAACCTATATACCCACGACTGCGATGTTGATGTAAATGTCTATACTCATGTGCTAGAGTCTCTATTAGATCTAAACTTAATGCTCTGGCAGCGTCTTGAGTAATAGTCCACAAGCTGTCTAACGGGTGATTTATATAAAAATATAATATTAAAGATTTACGCTGTTCTTCATCATAGTCGGGATCGTATAATCCGCCTATGCTAAAGTCATTGTTAAATAACACCTCATCTTCAAATTGTAACTCTACACGTATGCTGTGTTTGTAGTTCAGATACCTGCTGAGTTTGCGGACAAAGTTTTTTGGAGTAATAGGTTTATCAACAAAGTTATCCAACCATTGATTTATATTTCGAAATTCAACGATTGGATTGTTCATAATTAACTAAATTTTGGAGGTTGTATTCCGCCGGCACTTAGTAAGGCATTGTTTTTGCCTTCTGCTAAGACACTGGTAATTGCTTCGCCGTAACGGTCATTAGTTACCATATTAGCTAGTACTATGTTGGCGCCACTTCCGCTAGTATCTGCGCCGATATCAAATATACTAGTAGCAAATGATTTAATTGATGAAAGACCAAATACTGTAGGTTGGTTTACTAGATCTATTCCAGTAATAGCAAACAATGATGTAGATTTACTAATGGCATTGCTCAATGCTGATATGTTAGATTCTGTAATATTAAGGTTGGATGTTAAAATAGATAATTCTGGGCCGCCACTGACCACATGAGTGAAATCCGTTACGTTGGGTACGCCAAGTGGGCCACGACCTGTACCGGTAGTAGCCGATACGTTGCTGGCCAAATTACTCATCATAGTAGTAAGATTACTGCCAAAGCTATTTAAGTTGGCAACATTTGGGGTATTTAAACTTGTTAACATCACTACTGCTGCGTCAACAGTTTTAAAACTAGCACCCATGTCACTTAACTTAGTTCCAATAGTTTGTAGATTGGCTGTTAGACCGGATATCACTATAGCATTAGCTAATTTGTCTAAGTCTGTAAAATCAATAAGGCTAGTTACAGTTTTCTTACTGTTGGTAAATTCTAACAATGAAGTATTACCTAACGCACTATTAGATGAAATAGGAATGTCTAAATAGTCTGCCACTAGAGCTATAACCTTAGTATCAGTGATGTTAGTTAGCACCATCCTAATTGCTTCGGCATAAACAGGATCTTCAATATTATCTGTATCTACATTAGCATTAGCTAGGGCAGCGTTAACCCCAGAAGCTGTTGCCAATTTAACACTTTTTAGTTTTTTAATAAATCCCGCCGGAGTTCCAAAGGTCTTAATGTCTGACATGTCAAAACAAGGACCGGCATATCTAATAGCATTAGCAGCTGCTGTTAAATTACCTACAAGTCCGTCTAACCCTTGTGTACTCATACTACTGATACTAGTTACATTACTGCCAAAGTCATCAAAGCTACAATTACTGATAAAGTTAGTACTGGTTTTAATAGCAATAGAATCAGCAATGTGGCTTCTAATCTGTCCTAATATTACGCCAAATCCAATTGGGCCGCGTAACATTATTTTATTAGATAGAACAGTTAGGTTAGCCTGTACACTTGATATGGTGTTAGCGAACGAATGTGATGGAGCAGTGTTAATCACTACTCGTTGATAGGTAACAGCTTGAGTCATAGCAGTGTTAGCCGAAGTTACAGAATTTGCTATTTGTAAACAGCGACCTTCTGAGATTCCTGTGATTACTGTTGTTACTGCTGGGCTAAGACTGCTAGACATTATTAATACCTTAAGTTATAATACCACCCGCACTAACTGGTTCAATACCGGTGGTAGTTTGGATGTAATGATTTTGTACCTGTTCTACTGTAGGCGCATGTAACATTACATGACGTTTTTCAATAGTAATACTATTATTTAAGTCACTTGTATACAGGCTTTGTAGCAGTCCCATACCTTGTGCGCTTGGAATTACTGTAGTAGGTTTGTTTACTACAAACGCATCGTCGCCCTCTTCTACAATTCTAGCAACAACTTCATCGCCGTTGACTAATTTGAAACTTACCACTTGATCCTTTTGATACTTCGGTGCTTTAAGCATTGAGTTCTCCTACCCGTTCGTTGATTTGTTCTAATGTTAATCCATTTACATCATGGAATCCGTTTTCCCACGCTATACTATCACCTACAAAAAATTGTGGTAGTGGATAATGTGCCCCATCCCTACTGTTACTTTCTAAAAATACTTTAGCACTAGCGTCAGTTTCTAAACTACGTTCATCATAGTCAACACCTAGTTTATCCAGGTATTGTTTAGCTACAACTGATCTAACACCCTTGTCTGTAAATACGGTTAATTTTGCCATTTTATGCTCCCAACCTTTGTTGTAGTTCTTCATCCGATAATTTTGTCAAGCCCTGAAATCCACCTTCTACGAATAGTTTACCATCTAAATATAGTTGTGGTACTGTGCGATGTCCTTCAGCCATTAACCACTCACGTGCTTCTGGTTGTTCATCAATTTTTACCACTTCAAATGGTATTTCTTTCTTTGTTAATAATCCTTTTGCTTGTTCGCAAAACGGACAATTGTTTTTTGAATATACTGTAATCATTATTTTTTTCCATTTAAACTTTTAATGCCTATGTACCACGGTATGCTTAAAGTTAGTATATACCCTATAACAAAATATTCTAGCGGATAACATGGCACTATAATCCAATTGATTAAAAAAGCAATACTATATACTAGTGTTATGTTTAAAAACCAACTCATAACGTAGGTAACTCATCATAGTCAATACTATCGCCCATTACACCAATGACGTAGTTAGTTGACTCTGACTCTTGTAAGGCTGTTTGCTTTTTGCTAGTGTCGCTGTGCTTGTTAAACCAAGGAATGGGTGTTGTCTTAGGGGCAGGTTGGTTGTAACGTATGCCAATTTGTTTTAGGGCATCTACGGCTGTATAATCAACAAAATCTTTCAAAATATTAGCGTTTAAGCCAATAACTGGACCCATTTTGAATAGGTAATCAGCCCAGAACTTCTCTTCACGGATAACATCTAAGTACATAGCATATACTTCGTCTTCGCATTCTGCTTTAATTGCAGCAAAGCGAGGATCTTCTTTAACCACTTGGTTGATCAAAAACGCTGTCCACTCTTTGTGTAGTAATTCATCTTGTAGAATTAGACTAATAATGTTACCATTACCAATAAAGATTTTATTCTCTACCATAGCCAAACTTGTAGCAAATGATACCATAAAGCGGAATGCTTCTAAGCCATAACTAGCATGTAGAGCTAACCAGATAGCTTTGATGTGTTCATGTTCAGTTACTTTATCACCCATCTCTTTACGGCAGTTAATTACATGTAACTTATCATAATAATTGCCAATAGTACTAGCCATGCCTACAATCTCTTGTGTATCGTGGATGGTGTTGAATACATCTTTAGGCACGTTATAGATATTACGGATAATGTGGCTGTAGCTCTTACTATGAATGTTAGTTTCAAAGAAACTCCAGTTGCTGATAAGTGCTTCTAGTTCTGGTAAACTAACAACTGGACCAAATACTTGATTAGGAGCGCGGCCTTGTAGGCTATCTAGAGCTGTTTGACGTAACAAATTGCTGGTAAAGATATGTTTAACACTATCACTAGCATCTTTAAAGTCGTTAGCATCTTTGCTAAGACTAATTTCTTCCGGTTGCCAAAAGAATCCTCGTGCTGTAGCTTCGAAGTTAGCAATCTTGTTATACTTAACTTCTTCAAACCGCTGGATAGTTACCGGACCTGCTGGGTCTAGAAACATCTTGCGATGTAGATAATCTGTTTTAGTACTTAAATCGTATTGTTCTTTTGACATTATAACTTACAGCTTTCGCAGTCCTCTTCTATATATTCTTCAACTTGTTTAGTCTGTGGTGGTAAATCTTCTGCTACTGCTTTACTACCTTGTTTGTTAATTAAACTATAGTAGAATGTTTTTAATCCCCATAGCTGCGCCTGCATTAAGTTTTTAGCAATCAGTGTAGTTGGTACTTTACGATCTGCCCAGTGTGCCGGATTGTAGAATGTATTAGTACTAATACTTTGATCTACATAGGCAGCTAATACTGCGGCAGTTTTTAAATAGCCATCACAGTCCTTTTGTTCCCACATGAGTTGATATTTATTCTTTAACTTGTGATATTCTGGAACAACCTGTATAAATGATCCAGCTTTACTTTCTTTAACACTAATTAGGCTCATCGGCATTTCAATACCATTAGTACTGTTAATAACAACACTAGAACTTTCAACTGGTGCTACTGCCATTAAGGTAGCATTACGTACACCGTATTGTTTCATATCAACTCGTAGTGTTTCCCAATCTAATTCTGGTGTAAAATCAGCTAGTTCGTTAGCACCGTTGGCACGTAATTCCCAAGGAAAGATTCCTTTACCGTAACGTGTCTTAGCACTATCTTTACATGCGCCACGTTCTCTAGCAAGTTCAACCGTGGCTTCTGTTAGATAGAACGCTTGATGTTCCATCCAGGATTTAACTTCTTGTAGGGCATCCTTTTCGCCATACTTAAAGCTACGTTTTGCGTGCCAGTACGCTAAGTTTGTAATACCAATACCTAATGGTTGGATTTCGTCGTTGCTTAGTTTACTCTGTATACTTAAGAAATCTTGATAGTCTAAGATGTTACATAAGCTACGTTGTAGGATACGGCAAGCACGGCGCATATCTTCTGGATTACGGAAACTTCCCCAGTTAATACTGCCTAGTGTACACAATGCTATACGACCTTCTTCATCATCTAAGCGTTTGAAACTCTTAGTTGGGAGTAAAATTTCACAGCACAAATTACTTTGATAGATTGTGTGATACTCTGGGTCAAACGGTCCTTGGTTCATTACGTTGTCGATAAACACAAGATAGATACGTCCTGTATCAGTACGTTCTTTTAATATACCACCTTTGAATACCTCTTCAGCGGCCATTTGTTTCTTACGTAAGTCTTTACGTTTTTCATACTTGACGTAAAGCTCTTCAAACAGTGCTGTATCTTTGTAGAACGCTTCGTATAAGTCAGGTACTTCATTAGGATCAAAGAATGTAATCATTTCTTTGTTTTTAAATCTGCGCCAGAAGAAAGCACTTAGTACAACTCCGTAGTCCATATGACGAACACGGGTTTCTTCTGTTCCTTGATTGTTTTTCAACACAATTAAATCATCAAACTGATGATGCCAGATAGGGTAAAACACAGTAGCTGATGCGTTACGTATGCCGCCTTGCGAACAGCTACGTAAATCACCAAACCATTTCTTAAGGAAGGGGATCATACCCGTGTGCATAATCTCTCCGCCTCGTATAGGACTCCCCAAGGGGCGCAAACGACCTATTTCTAAACCAATACCAGCACGCTTACTAGCGTACTTGGCCATCATTTCTCCGCTAGCAAATATACTATCCAAGTCGTCATCACTGCGAATAAGCACGCAAGAACTGAATTGTTTTGTTGGCGTGCCGAGTCCAGCAAGCACAGGAGTGGCAAGAGTAAACAAACCATCACTAGCCGCATTGTAGTATTCCTTAATAAATTTTAATCTACCATCTGTTTCTTTATGCATCACAGTGGCGGCCGCTATCATGTAGCGGACTTG